TGTTTGAGCTGCGCGCCTGCACGTGTCAGATACTCTTTTTTCTGCTCTTTCAATTTGTAGCGGTCGGCAGATGCGGTGATTCGATCTACCTGTCCGCGCAGCTGGTCGAGCATCATTCGTATACCCTCTTCCGGGGTTGCCTCGACAAAGCGGATAAGGCGGCGCAGGTGGGCGATCTCGTTGTTATGGTCGCCGATCATGCGGCGGATCTTCTTGCTGCGTTTTGCATCGGCCTCTGTTACCCCCCCCCGAACCGACCATATTTTTTCGTCTTCGCTTCGGAGTGCTTCGATGGCCGCGATTTCGTCGCGGATAAGTCTGTTAAGGTCTTCGACTGTTTTCATAATTACCGTAATTTTTCGATTATAGAGTTGAGGTTCTGCATAAAGTCCGTATTCGGATTTTCGCCGTGGGTGCCGACCAGTCGGACGTACAGCCATTCGAGGAATTCGGCGTCGTTTGAGGGCGATTCGTTGGTTGGGCGGTTTCGCTCGTCCGCTCCGTAGACGTATCCGATGATCTGTTTCGCCAGATCTACCGTTTCGCGCGCAGACCGATATGGGGTCAGTTTGTTCGGTTCAAATATCCCGACGAGGGATTCGAGCACGGCGAGCAGGTCGGGCGCGGCTGCCAATAGTCGGGCGTTGGCCTCGATGCGTTGTTCCGGCATCGGGCGCGGGTTATTGCGCAGTACCTCTGCGACGGGAGCGCAGCCGACAGCGTCGCCGGAAATCGAAACGATGGTATATTCTACGACGCCGTTTTTGTGTTCGTGTCCGTCGACCCGCCACGGGCCGGGCGTCCCTCTGAATTTCGGGTTGTGTGTTGTCATTGTTTCTCGGTTTTTGTTGGTTGATGATTGATTTTGTGTCGTCTGATTTTCCCAAATGCTCGCTCGATCTCTTCGACGGACGGCGGAACTATCGGGCGGACACAGGTGATTTCGTCCCGTGGTTCGTTATTTGCCGGGCGCGCCATGTACCAGCGTATTTCCGACTGGAATTCCTCTAACGTCCGGCAGACGACGTGTCTGTTTCCGTTCGCGATTGTGAGCGAGCGCCATTCGATTTGTGCGTCCGATAGGGCGGAACGTCGGTCGGTAGTCTTCATTTCGATACATAGGGCGTTGAAGCCTCCGCGTCCGAGCAGCAGGATAAGGTCGGTAACGCCTGCGGTTACGCCCTCTGCTTTCATTATCGCGGCTTCCGTGCGGCTCCGTGCGCCACCGTTCGGAACGGCGAACAGGAGTTTGCCGACGGCGGGGTATTGGAGCCGGAACCAACCGACGCACATTCGTTGCATGTGCGATTCAACGTGTCGTGTCATAATCAAAATAGGGTTAGTTGTTTGAACGCCGTTGCACGGCGCTGATCGTCGATTTGCTTGATGATATTCCGAATATACGGGGCCAGCGTGCTGTCTTTGATGAATCCGTCTTCGTCGTCCTCGTTGTCGAGATTCGACCGGGAGCGACCGGAACAGTTCGCCAGTTCACGTTCGGCTGATTTGCGGGCATCGAGCAGGGCGGCAAGAATCGCGGCGGCTTCCGTTGGGTATCCCTTTTGCACATCGTCGACGAATCCGGCCCCGACGTAATGGCCCGAATTGTGCAAGTTGACATCCAGCCCGTAATCCCAGCGTCCTGTCGGCGACTGCGCCGTTTTAACCTCCACGATACAATGGTGGTTGAATAATCGGACAGGTCTGTTAGGCGTTAGGCATACGTCGTGAATGTTGAAATCGAAACCGTTGTACGATAACGCCACGAATTTACCGCTATCCTGTCCGGCTTTTTTGTGGTTATCAAGCCACGCGCACCACTCTTTGAACGTAAACTGTTGCCCGGTGCATCGGCAGGTATGATGAATGTCTTTCATGGAAAGTTGTGATTAAAAAAGTTTTAGCTGTTGTTCTTCTGCATTCATCCGTTTTTCGACCTCCTGCACGGTAAGGCCGTATTTGAATCCGTAGCTGCACAAGTTCGGCGTATGGCTCAACTCGACCAATTCTGCCCATAGTTCGGGATGATTGCGTCGCAGGTTGACGAAATGTTGTATTTTGCAGTTCGGGCAGAACCAGCATCCGCCGCGTGTCCCGGTCGTGTAGATCGGCGACAGTAACCCGTGAGTGGCGCAAAGCTGTTTCGCCATCTGCTCGGTGTAGCCGTATTTCGCCAAGAGCGACATTCGGTTCTCCGTGAGTTTGGCAAGTCGTCGCGGTTCGTCTGCGGCGATACCGATGTACTGCACGATATTCGTTTTGGCACGCAGGGGACCGCCAGCAATTTCGGCGAGGTATTTTCGTATGGGCGCGACTTTGCAATCCCGATTGATGAAGCATTTGCCGCCGAGCGGGAACCCGTAAGTCTTCCCCGCGTGGTGCCCCCCCCCGACGGCATTTGCGAAAAAATAGCAGTAGTCCCGTTCGGCGCGTACCACGTCGACGTGGATGCCCATGTCGTGCAGCTTCGGGATAGCTGTGTCGTATATCCACCCGATGTGCTCCGGAATCTCGCCGCTGATGTTGCGTGCGTGATCAAACATCACTTCCGAGAATACCACCCGGTCGAGTGGTTCGTCATGTTCGAGGGCAAGGAGAATTGTTGCGATACTATCCTTGCCAAACGAACACGAGGCTATGTAAGTCGGCTGGGACATCATTTCCGATAGGGTTTTAACGATTTGAGTTCCGTCGGGAACCAGTAGCAGTCGTAGTCGAGGTAGACGCACCGGCCCGAAAGCTCCGGTTTGCAGAATCCCATTATCACGTGCGGTTCGAACCGCACGCCGTATTCGTTCGTGAACGACACTTGCTGCCCGACCCGGAAATCCGTTTCGATACCCGCGTCGGCCGGGTTGTCGTAGATAGGCGGCAACCCTTTTTCGTCGCGCCATTTTCGCCATTCGGCGAAATCTTTACTGTAATCTCTCATCGTTCAGTCGGTTTCCAAGTTTGATGATAAATGTTTCGTGATCGGGCGCACCCCATTCCGGGCGACCTCGGCCAAAATCAACGCCTTTGCACTCCCATAGCATCCGGCGGCGGGTGTAGCCGTAGGAAAAACAAACTGCGTCGTAGTCTTTGAAGAATATAAATACCGGGCTTTCGGTCTCCTCGTCCCCCTCGTCGTATATTACCGTGTCGATAAGCCGCGTTTTCCAGTAACGGGTATTTTCGCGGTACTCTTCGCGCTTATCGCCCCGCTCGATCATTTCGTACCACTCCTTTTTGAGTGGCAAATACAGAATTTTCATCGTCTTGAATCTTTTGCGGGTTCGCCGTTTCGTTCGATCTCGCCGAGCGCTTCGTCGAGGTGGTAGGCCAGCTCTGCGGCCTGTGCAGCCACGCGCCGTGCCCAGTATGAACGAAGCCTGCCGCCTCCGACGGGTGGGGTTGTTATGATGGCGTGCGCAAGGCTTGCCATTGCGACGGTGGCATACAGTTCGCGTTTCGTGATTCCTGCTGCCGAGAATGTTTCGGGCGAAACTCCCTCGGCCTCGACTGTGATCGTCTGCGGAATAGCCGCCTTACCGAGCATTTCAGCGATTCTGTCGTAGAAATTTGCCGGGGACTTGCCCCGCTTGTCGTTTTTGTTTTTCATCGTGCGTTGTGGTTTTAGATTCGCGGGGTTTGGTAGTGTAGCGTCCAGCCTGCGAAATGTTTGTCGAAAAAGTTATCCCGAAAGAACCGGACATTGGCTTCGACGGCTTCGGCCATCTGCCGCGTGCAGCGGAATGTCAGCCGCTTGCGTTCGGTGTCGATAAATACCAATTCCAGATCGTGAATGAATATCGGCGCAAGCGCCGGATTCATTTGCTTTGCGAGGCCGTAGAAACGTCGGTATTTCGCAAGGAAATCGGCGTTGAAGCGTGGCGCGGCGTTTTTATCTTCTTGCGTCCATGTACGCGCAAGCGCCGGGCGGTCGGTAGCGGCTTGTCCGTTTTTACGAATCCAGCCCGACGCCTCGTAATTAGCGCAGAATCGTTCGACCTCGTAATCGGGATTTTGGAAATTCTTGAAAAAAAAGATTTCAAAAAATGTCTCTCTCTCTGCCTCTGCCGCGCGTGCGCGCGAAGAGAGAGATTCTTTTAATTCTTTATATTCTTCTTTACCCGTTGGTTGAATTAAAAAGTTAGTAAAATGACAAATGAAAGGTTGTGCATATTTCTGGTTT